TGCGCTGGGGCTCTTCTGTTTGGGTTGACTGTTATAAAGGGTGTATGGCCTATGCATCTACTGTTGAAGTTTCCCGTTCCCGAAACCAGTTCCGAGTCACGATCACTGAGACGGACGCTGCCGCCTCCTCGGAGGCGAGTGCGATCGAAATCGGAGTCAAGAAGTTCCGAGTGCTTCGTCAGGTGTGTGTCCTGACCGCCGGTGCTGGCGCTACTGTGGACCCCGTTCTTGGTCGGGTGACCAACCCAAGCGGCGTGAACGTTTGCGTTGAGAACGACACGGCGGGGGCGACGATCGATAGCGCACCAACCAACGGCGTGCCGTGCTTTACGGACACGGGGTTCCTGTACCACAGGTCCAACGTGAACGCGGGTACCGACAACGCAATCACGAGCGAATATTTGCTCGCCGTAGGCTGGTAGCCATGGCTCTCGCAAGACCGGGCAATACTATTGCCCTCCCTGTGGTCGGCGCGGCGTCTGGTTCGCTGAACTTCTCGCAGGGCGCAGACCTTGCCATGCAGGAGATCGCATCGGATGCAGCGCCATCCGCTACGACCTTCAATGCGTTCACTGGCGGGACGCCTCCGTACACATACGCAGTGACGCTGCATAAGCCAACTGGTTCTTCTGCGTCTGTTAGCGGTAGTGGGCTTGGTGCGTATACATGGTCAAGTACTGCGACCGATGAAGACTACAGTCTGGTCCTGACAGCAACGGACGCAAACGGGAACAAGGCATCGAGTACGGCCCATGTGAGGATCGCTTCGTCTACTTGGACGAAGGTGGACTTGAGCGCGGCGACTGTTCAAGATCCGAACACCATCATGAACATCGCAGGGTCCACTCTTGGAACTACCAGTCAGATCGTCATGACTGCCGGTTACGCTGGCTCTGTCGAGTCGAACAATGCGTCTCGCGGAGTGAGTGAGATCCCTGCGTTTGTTTTCCGCGTGAGCACCAGCGCAGATGTCTTCAAGGACTATGCCGGGATTGCCATTAGGGTGGTGATCGACGCTTGGCCGACAGCCACAACGACCCGATACTGGCGGATGGTTCTGGGCGTCGGAGACAGCAACACGAACATTGTGGACGATAAGGCAGCAGCGGGGCTTGTTTACCTCTCGCAGTCTCCAGTATCCGGTAAGACGGAGTGCGGGATGCCTGGGAACTCCTTCACCAACGGGACTGCGCCTGACGATGGTGGCGCCTGGACGACTGCCAAGACATGCGCATTCAATGTGATGGTTGGCTGGAGTGACGATACCGCTGGTCAGACTGGACCGGAAGGCAGGTCGATTATTGCAACGACACAAAGGCTCGATAAGACCGATGGGTCGATCGCTGCGTCGGTGATCAATCCTCCGGCGTCTTGGAGTACAGGCAACCTATCAATCTTCCTTGGGTTTGATATCAACAACACGGGGACATCGGCGCTACCAGACGCGGGCACGATGACCAATGTTGAGCTGTCGTACCGGCTTATCGATAGACCCACATAGTGCTGCCCTTTGACGCGATCGTGGAGCTGTTGCCCTACGTGGCACCAGCCAAGTACCGGATGCCTGGGCAGATTCCAAGTCCGGTGGCCGGTGTTTCGCTGAAGTCGAGCTACGTCGGTAACGAGTTCACCAACTGCACGATGTTTACCGCTTGGTTGATTAGCGAGATCTACGACAAGCCGTTTGTCTCAAGCCAGTGGGGACGCTGGCAGGTCTACGACAAGGATTTGGGCGGGTATGGTCCAGGGGTTGCCCATGATTGGCGTGTTGGGTACCTCGCTCAGGAGCGCATGACGCCCCACACGGGGGTTTGGTTGGTTCAGTACTTCACTGAGTGGCCCAAAGGCCACTCAATGCTTGTTGTGGACTGGCACAGAGAGACCGGAAAGATCCTTACCCTTGAAGCCAACACCAGAGGGACGGGATTGGACGGTGTGGGCTGGGGCGGAATTGGACCGGTCAGGGATATCCCAAGCCCAGGCCCCGACTGGCACGAAAAGACAGACCAGACGTGGTCTTCTCGGTGTGGAAGCAACCGAGAGGTGCACATGTCGCGCCTGTACATCGACGCGAACAGTGTGAAAAACTGGCTGGAGCGCGGCTGAGGGTTGCGCGCCGGTGCTCAAGCCAGTAGTGTCACCATGACAAAGGAGTCATGGTTTGACAGACAAAGAGTCTTATTTTGCTGCCGCTGAGAAGCAGTTTCGCATCATCAAGGTTCTTATTGATGGCTTTGCGGAAGAGGGCCTTAGGGAAACGGTCATCATTGGTGATGCGCGATGGCATGGGCCGAAGCAGTGCTTCGAGATTCGCGTGGGGGACGAGTGGTTTGATGCCGCCTCGATCGCAAAAGAACGCCCCGTGTTGTGTAGTCAGGTGACCTCGCAAGCGGAAGACTTCTATTTGGGTGCTATTGTCGCCCGGAATGCTGTGGCTGCTCAGATTCACGCTTCAAACGAGAAGGTGATGTTGTTTTTGTCGGGACTTCAGGAGGTAGAGGAGGATGGAGAAGAGCATGTTGCGACAGACATCGGAGTGGGCGGCGAATCTGGATGACGAGAGTTTCCGTCAGCTTCGGAGGCTTGTGGAGGACGAGCAGCGCAAGCGTCACCCACCCAAGGTGAGCCCAGACGTTCAGCGCCTCATTGCTCTTCTGCGCGTCAAGCCGGTTGGCTTGGTTGCCAAGGAGACCGGGCGCTCTAGGCAGAGGCTTTATCGAATCTGCAACAAGCACGGGATCGATCCGGTCCCAAGGGGCAGAAACAAAAAACCCGCCCAGGTATAGGGCGGGTTCATGCTTATTGAACAAACGCTATTCTGTTCCTGGGCGACTCAGGTCAAGATTGATTCCGGGGGCAAGTTCGATCACTTCTACCCCGTAGAGGAAGATCTGCTGCCCATTGTGCATAACGGTCGGAATGATACGCGGGTTGTGTGCCGCAGCGTTGAATCGCTTGAGCACTCCCTTCAGGAGCCCAGCAGACTTGAATGGGATGGTGTATTCACGACCAGACACGAGGATGAAGCGAGCCCAGATTGCCGATTTTGGGGGAGGCGCGATCTTCTTCGGTTCGGGCTTCTTTTCTGCCGCCTCCTTGATTACGCCAATCTTCGGTCCCATCTCCTGAATCTTGTTCAGGCAGAACTCCATAACGGTCTTTCTGCCCTTGCTTTCCTCTTCGAGCCTGTACTCTTCTCGCAGAGTCTCGATGTTGGTGATGCCCTCAAGAAGAGCCTTCGCTTTGGTGGCATTCAGTTCGTAAGCTCTTGGCTTAGCCGTTTTGACTTCTTCGTCTTTGGCCCAGGGCGGGGTGTTTGCTTCAAGGTCTCCCATTTGGTCTCCAGTGTTGGGGTGTCGGTAGGCTATGCTCGCAGCGGCGACTTGTAAAGTGGACAAAAAGATGAGATTGGTGAAGGTAAGCATGCCTGAAGCCCTCATCAAAGCGATACGAGAGCGCAGTGACGGGAACCTCTCCGGGTATGTTCGTGCAACCATGTGGAGCGCGGTGACAAGCCGAAAGGCGTATCTCTACCGAGAAATCAACATCATGCCTAAGGGCGATGGGTCTGTAGATCAGGCAATGGAGTGGTTGCTTGCTCGTCAGCCGCTGCTGATGGATGTCGTCGATGGTGGGGGCGAGTTTGATTCCCGTGTTCGTGAATACCTAAGGAAGGCGTTGTCTCCCACGCAGTTCCGAAGGGTGATCATGCGCTTTTCGGGGCTGAGTCTTGAGGAGATTGGCATTCGGGAGGGCTGCTCCAAGCAGGCGATCTTCAACACCCTTGTCCGAGTGGACGCTCGACTGCGCGAGGACGAGAAGTTCATGTCGTTACTGGTTCGCGTGTTGGACCCGGAAGAGGAGACGGGGCTTGATGCAGGCATGTTGATGCTATGAAGGATGTATCGTGGGACTTGCTGACCAGGGTTGGTAGGCGAAATGCCTATCAGGACATCGCGTTGGGCTTGGCGTCAGGCAAGATCACGATTGCTAAAGCGAAGCTATTGGCAGAGCTGATTCGTGGTGTCGAGAAGAGCATACCGAGGCGACACCCTCCCACAAAGGTTGAGCTTGCCATCGTCCGAGAGACCGAGAAGGCGAAGACGCTTGGCAGGCTCGAAGGAAAGGCGGAAGCAAACGGGTCATATTTGGGATCTCGCCAGACATCAGCGATGGCTGGTGCTGTCAAGAAGGTTGATTTGCAGGAGCAGGGACGAGCGAAGCCCCCGTTGCCGCCTGTGGTATCTGTAGATGGGGCAGGTCCATTTGGTGTGTTTGCCGACACCAAGCCGAATGGACGGACTTCGCCGTCGCAGAGGAGAGACGCCATAGCCGGTCCAAGTGATGATCCGTGGGGTGAGGAATGAAGGATTACCCGATTATTAAGCCAGGAGATCCTGGGTTCTGGGATCCGTCAAATTTCCTGCAGATGCTTTCAGTCAGGCCCAAGCAAGGGGGCTTGGTTCGGATGAGCATGGAGGGGGAGTTTGTTCATCAGCTTGTCTTGGCGAAAGCGATGATGCGTTGCTACCAAGAGAAGAAGTGGCTTGGGCATGTGAAGCCACGGCAGGAGGGTAGCTCTACGTTTTTCACCGGGGTTGCCCTCCAGAACGCAGCGTTTCGCCGTGGTTGTTACGCCGCCATTCTCGCAAACAAGCGAGAGACGGCAAAGAAGCTGAACACAATCGCGATGCGGTTCTGGAAGACGATGCCGAGAGAGATTCGTCCTCCTCGTGACACGCAACTCAAACGTGGTCTTGAGTTTCCTGGCCTTGATTCGCTGCTGACCATTGCGTCAGTAAAGGACGATGATCCCCTTCGTGGGGATACCGTTCAGTTTCTGCTTTGTACTGAGGTTGGTCAACCGCAGTGGAGGGAGAGTGGCGAGGATGCCTTCATCGCTGCCCTCAACACTGTTCCTGATGAGTACGGGATGGTCGTCGCTGAATCAACGCCTCGCCACTATGGCGATGCGATGCACGAGATCGTCATTGATGCTGAAAAGCCTGGGTCGAAATGGTTGATCTGCTTCATTCCGTGGACGATGATTCGGGAGTACCGGAAGGATCCTCATCCCAAGTGGAAGCCGCGCACTGAGGTGCTTGATTACGCTGGGAAATATGGCCTGACCAAAGAACAGGCGTATTGGATGGAGACGGTTGGTTTGCCCAAGTGTCGAAACCAGATGCAGCGGTTCATTAGCGAGTACCCGCCCAACATTGTTGATTGCTTCCAGATGGCAGGGCAGCCGATCTTCAGCAGCGAGGTTCTCACGAAGTGGATGCAGAGGATCGATGGCGGCACGGGTATTGCCGTCGAGACCGGAGAGTGGGTTGAGCACGCTCCACCGGAGTGGGATCACAACTATGTGATCGCTATTGACCCGGCGAGTTCATGGGCCGAGAGAGACCTCTTTGGCTTGATCATCTTGGACATGAACACTTGTACTGTTGTGGCTGAGTTCAGTGGTCATACGACCGCTGGTCGTATGGCTGCAAGGGCAGTGAAGTGGGCTGAGCGGTACAACAAGGCACTGATTGCCGTTGAGGCCAATGGTGTCGGTGAGGCGATCCTTAGTCATCTTCTTGAGGTCTATGGTTATCCGTATGTCTTCCACAGGACTGCAGCAGACAGTGTTCGTCACGGCTCTGAGAGGGTTCCTGGCTTCTGGTCGGCAAGCAGGACGAAGGCTGCAGCGATTAGCTATTTGCAGGATGTCATTGATGAGGATGAACTCACTGTGACCAGCATTCGCATTGTGCGCCAACTTCTTGGTTATCGTGGTCAATGGGACAAGCTAAAGCGGGATAGCCACGGTGGTCACTTTGACTTGGTGGCTGCGCTCGCCATAGCGATTTGGGTCTACTTTCACGAAGTTTCCCATGGACGAGTTCGTAGAATTAGACCACCCTCGGTTCGTGCTGCCGAAAACTGGCAGAAGGTGCTACACAAGATCAACTCTCTTTCAGGTTCAGGTGATCCATGGAATACCCCTTGGGGCCAACACAGGTAGATCCTCTTGAGGTCTATGAAGATCAGCGGAAGCTTGGGAAGAAGCTTTCTCGTCTCATCATTGAAACGGAGAGCACCACTGAGAAGCACATTGGCCCAGAGCTTGTTCGCAACTTGTCATATTGGCGCGGTTCTTTTTGGAAGGGCGATGGCTACGGCAGTGGCTGGGGTGGGAAGTCTTCTGCCCGGTACTTTGCTGAGCGGAATGAGACGTTCCCGATCATCGATACCATCGTTTCTTCGTTGGCCATGGATCTCCCACAGGTCGAGGCGGCGAAGCTCTCGGTCAACAGCTACGAGAAGGTCACCAGGGAGACTGATCCCTCAGTCAGGGGTCGTCGTATAAGCGCCGTCTTGAATTGGTTTGCTTATCAGGACGATCTGGACGAGACGGTTCAAGAGCTTGTTCTTCACTCCCTGCTGTTCCGTGTAGGCGTGATGAAGGTTTCTTGGAGTTCAAGGCTTGGGAGGCCCATTGTTCGTGTGAAGCTGCCTTGGGAGGTGTTCTTTGATCCTGGAGCACGTAAGCTTCGTGATGCTTCGTGGGCTTTTGAGAGAGTTGTTCTTCATTGGAAGGACTTCAAAGATCGGGTGAAGTCGGGGATCTACAAGGTAGATGAAACGTCGGAGCGTCAGATTCGTCCTGACACCTATCCCCGTGGCTTGCTCGATAAGCAAGCCACGAACATTGAGTACTACGAGCAGGAACTCCGCAAGCTTGGTTTGCGTGAGTACCTGTCTATTGTTGAGTTCTGGGATTTCCGAAGGAAGAAGGTCTACCACGTCCATCCGAATACTCGTCAGATCTTGATGGAAGCCGACATGCCGTATGAGCGCCCCTACGAGGTGCTTGTTTTCAACAACGGCGTTGGCCGGATCGATGGGATCCCCCTGATGAGCCTGCTGGCAACCAACCAGCAAGACATCAATGAGCTTGTGAGTGCGAGACGGCAAATGGTGCGCCGCTTGGTGCCGAGATTTGTGTTTGACCGTGCTTTTTGGAAGGATGAACTGGATTGGAATAGGTTCATTGATTCAAAGATCACGACACCGACTCGTGTTGATGTGCCCAATGGTCGTTCTCTGAAGGAGGCGTACCACGTTGTTGAGGCCCCCCAGACCACCTATGATTTCAATCGTCACCTTGAGGATGGGACTGAGGGGATGAGGCGGATCGCTGGTGAGGCAGACTACCAGCGCGGACGTACAAAGAACATTCGTACTGCGGAAGAAGCGTCTGCGCTTAGGTCCGCTGTTGAGGGGCGCAACGGAAAGCAGGTCAACCGTGTCATCAAGGTTGTTACTCGCATGTTTGATCACATGTTGGGCGTGACCAGATGGGCTCTGACTTATCCCGAAGCAAGCCAGATTGATCTTGAGGAAATTACGCTCGCAACTCAGGATGATATTGGTCCTGAGTTGCTGAGGCAGGACATCCTTGATTGGAGCGGGAAGTTCAGGCTACTCCCGTTCTCGCCAGCAATGGAAGACAAGCTTGCCCGTCGTGGTCACATGGAGAGGATGCTGCCATTCCTTATCCAGATGGCAGACAAGGGCTTCATCGAATCGGAGGAATTGGTTCGAGAGCTTGTCGAGGAATTTGGTTGGCGGCCATCCATCTTGGGAGATGGACCTGCGCCACAGCCACAGCCTGGAGAGCCACCCCCCATGGCTTCAGCCCTGCCAGGGGCTGGTGGGCCACCGCCGTTAGAATTGATCGACGGTGGTGGTCCACAACTTCCACTCCCTACCCCCAAGCTGGGGTAGAGTTTACTTCTTGGCCCAAACAACCGGATGTTCGTCATGAAACTATACATTGATAAAGAAGAAGAGAAAGAGCCAGAAGCTGATGAGTCTGATGAGTCCGAAGAGACTGATGAGCCCGAAGAGTCTGATGAGTCTGATGAGTCTGAGTCCTCGGATGATCAGTTCTCTTTCCTCAAGGAGCTAAAGAAGCCCTCCCTCAGTGAGGGCATGCTTGAGCGAAACGATGTTTTGTTCGTGGTTCTTCGTCGCATTTGTACCGACGCAGACGAGGGAAAGCAGGCAGACTTGATCGAGAAGGCTCTTGATGAGTTCAAGGGGAGCGTCCTCGCTTTGTTTGAGGACGCCGGGTACGACGTTGATGGGGCTGGCCTTGCGGACCCAGAGTACTGATGCCGCTTCATCGGTACACATGTAATTGTGCCGCAATTACTGAGCGCCTCTACCTCGGTAGCGAAGAGGTAGAGGACGAGGTGTCCTGTGCTCGCCCAGACTGCGGGATGCTTGCCAAGAGAAATCAGGTCAACTCGTTCTCTGTTGTTGGCCTGATCCACGATGGGCTTGAGGAGCTGAACGACACGCTGTTTTCTCCAGAGGAGAGGAAGGGGGGTCGTGAGGTTCGCTCCAAGAAGCAGCGGGAGCAGCGAGAAGCCGAGCTTGGGCTGAGGGTCATGGATGAGCATGAGGTGCGCTTGGCTCGTCAGGAGCAAAGCGCAGACATTGTTCAGATGACAGAGATTGCGAAGGAGTCTGGTCGGAACGCGGTTTTTGACTACGTGGACAAGACGGAAGTTCTTAAGGCCACTGGTTGGGATACAACAAAGTACAACCGATGGAAGGAGGCCACCGATGCCGCAGAGACCTCAGCACCCGATACTGTCTGATGAGCAGATCGCTCAAATGCCGCTTGAAGCCCTTGAAAAGCAGGTTTTGTCGAGAGCGAAGGCTCTTTCCAAGAGCTACGGCATAGGTACTGGCTTGAAAGACTACGCTTCTGAAGAGGAGCTGAGCCTTCCTCCAGGGCCTCCGCAGCCCGAAGACGCCGCTGCGCCCGTTGCGGATCCGTTCGATAATGCCCTTTTGCCCCCGGAGCTGATTACATCAGCAACATCTTCGCTTGTGGAGATCGGGCTTCTGGACGCACCGGAAAGCGCTATTTCAGCGGATTTGCTTGCAAAGCTTCAAGTACTTCTGGACAAGGTTGCGCCAGGACTCTATGACCTGAGTGATACTGACACCTTGACGGAGGTTTTGAATGAGCTTGCAAACAGGGGAAGTCTCTTCCAAGAACTCTCAGCCCTTGGAGGAGGAGGGGCAACTCCCGCTCCTCCAGCAGGACTCCCCCCAGGACTCCCCCCAGGACTCCCCCCAGGACTCCCTGCAGGAGGAGCCCCAGGAGGACTCCCCCCAGGAATTGGTGCAGGAGGAGGAGCCCCAGCAGGAGGCGGCCCCGGAGGAGGAGGCCCCGGAGGACTCCCCCTCCCAGGACTCCCCTTCCCAGGAGGCCCCTACTGATGTAGAGGAGCCGCCCGATATTGAAGATCAGGCGGCCCCAGAGAGTGAGGCATTCGTTTTTGCTGAAGACAGCGATTTGTCTTCAGCCAATCTTGACTGGCTTCCAGAGGAGCACCATGAAAAGGTTCGTGGGTTTCTTGGTCAGGCTCAGGAGTTCGTCTCCCAGCAGGTATTTGCCGCGAATAGGGCAAAGGAGCAGGTTGAGCGTGATTCAGATGCCCTGAAGGCAACAGAGGAGCGGTTCAGTGAGGTGATCGACGCCCTGGATGGCGAAGAGAAGAAGCTCGCTGAGACGTATCGCCAGCAAGAGCACATTCATCGATTGCTTGAGCGGGACATCAACAGCACTGCCTGGGCGGCATTCGACGCCCTGTATGGAAAAGCATACGCGCAGCTACCAGAGCAAGCCCGGCTTGCTTTCACGAAAAAGGTCCAGGGCTGGACCGAAGGTGAGGGCGAGGCAGCAAAGGCGCACGCCTCCACTCTTTTTGAGTATGGTGGCGAGAGCGCCAACATGCTGGAGCGCCTTGAGTTAGCCCTCAAGGCCTCCTGCACCGAGGCTGGATGCAGGGAAGTAGAACGATATGAGGGCATTTCGTCTAAGCCAAGTGATGCTAGCAAGCGTGAGGCCAGCAAGCAGGCAGTGATTGGTGCTGGAGAAATTCCGCCAACCCAGCCCACAAGATCCTTGGATGATGTAAGCTTTGAATCCCTAATGAATCGGCACGATCATCTTCTGTGACCGCCCCTTTCTTCAGCAGCCTGTAACGGCTACAAGCTGTTTTTGGTTGACGGCTGCAAGAGTAGTGAATTGCAACAATCTTCGCGGAGACTTCCATGGCGTTGCTTGAATACCTCAACCATACTGTGCCGGACGTTATTCCGAAGTCGGTCCAGAGCTTCTACTACGATGATCCCCTGATGAAGGC